TCATCCAATAATCTCCATGCGCGCTGTATTGGCGCCGGTGCGCCCTTCCAGCGGTTCGTTGTGTAGTGCGTGAAAAAGCGCCCACGCTAGATCCGCGTGGCCGGTCTCATCTGTGCGGCCGGCGACAAAGGTCATCTGTCGCCCGCTGGGGGTCATGGTCTTGCGGATCGCCATGAGGCTGGCGGCCAGATCGGTCCAGCCGGCATCAAACTGCAGACGGGCGTTGCGGATCACGTCCATGGCTTTCATCACCAGGCGCACCTTGACCTCGGGCGAGTAGCTGAACGTGGTCAGCCCCGGGAAGAACTGGCGCACCAGCTGGGCAATGCCGGTGCCCATGCCCGTGGTATCGAGCCCGATATAGGTCACCCGGTACCGCTGGGTAACCTTGCGGATGAACTCGGCCTGGGCCTGAAAATCCATACCTTTGAACTGGTGGCGCTCCAGCACCCGGAAGTGCCCACCGGGTACCAGCGGCGGCATAACCACAATCAACCCCGCGCTGTCGCCGCTCTCCGATGGGTCATAGCCAACCCAGACGGGCCGCTCACCTACTGGCCGTGGCGCAAACGGCTTGTAGTCGTCCCACACTTCCCAGGTATCGACCATGCAGGGCTGCAGCAGCTTGAGCGGGAATATCGAGTCGCCGTCATCGATGAACAGGCACATCAGCAGGTTGGCAAAAGCGTCGGCGTCGTATTCCTCGCGCAGCTCTTCCAGGTCGAACAGGTCACACCCGCGCGCCTCAGCATCCAGAATCGTGACGATCTGCCGCCACACCCGGTCTTCACACAGCCGCCCCTGCGCCAGGGCGTCGTGGCTCACATCGATGCGCACCCGCTTGTCAGCCGGCAGGCGCTTGTTGCGCTGCTCACCGGTCCAGATCGGGTAGGCCTCATGGGCCATGGTGGATGGGGTGCTGAAATAGGTCTTGCGCCACTTTTTGTGCAGCGCCATACCCGAAGCCACCTTGTTGATCTGCTGGAAGCCATGCACCCAGAAGAACTCATCAAAGTAGAAGTTGCCGCTGCGGCCCTGAGCCGTCCGGTAGTTGGTACCCAGAAAGTGCAGTTCTGCCCCGTTCCAGAGCACGATGGGGTCACCGGTCAGCTTGACGCCCACAACGTCGTTGAGAAACGCCTGCATGTAGGTTTTGAACTGGTGCGCCTGGGCCTTGCTGGCTGACAGGAAAATCTGGTTGCGACCGGTCGTGATAGCGTCAATCAGCGCTTCCCGCGCGAAATAGTACGTAGCACCGATCTGCCGAGACTTGAGAATCATGCGGGTGCGCATATTGCCCGCGCGGTACCAGTCCAGCTGGTAATCGAAGCACCCTTCGCGGAAGGCATCGACCAGTTGATCGATCTGCTCTTCGCTCAGCTCGTTGCGCGTTGGCGCCTTCTTCGGCCCTGCGTTGCGTGCCGCAATGTTCGGGTTTAGATCGGTCTCGGTACCGCCGCCCTGATAACGCTGGATCCGCGCCTGGCGTTCAAGCTGTCGGTGCAGCAGGTCTATCTCTTTGAAGTCGCCGCCGGTCTTCGGGTCTTTCAGAATCAGCTGGACTAAACGGGCTTCCAATGCACCGCCCACCCGCTCTACAGTATCGGCGCGGTCCCAGCTGTCCCTGTCCTTCCAGCTGTGGATGGTCTTCGCGTTCTCGCCCAGATAGTCCGCAATGTCGCAGACGCGCCACCCGGTCCAATACAGGAAGCGAGCGTGCCGGCGGTTGTCGATCTGGGGCTGTGCGATAGCGTTCATGCAGCAGATGCTGACGCCCGCGCGCGTACTGCGCTCACCCGCCACGGTGTAGCGTCCCCCGCCCCACCTGTGCTGCGTTGCTGGCAGCGCGCCCACTGCCGACCATGCCCTCAACGCAACGGCCAAGCGCCGCCACCGCATCGAGGACAAGCAGCATGAGCACCGCCGCCAAGAAATTCCGCTCCAACTGGTTCCGCGTCGCCGTAGAAGGCGCCACCAGTGACAAACGCAAAATCGAGCGCACCTGGCTGGAGCAGGCAGCCAAGAACTTCAACCGGGCCACCTATGGCGCCCGTATCTGGCTGGAGCACTTCCGCAGCCTGCTGCCCGACAGCCCCTTCAAGGCCTATGGCGACATCGTCGCGGTCAAAACCGAAGAGGTCGAAATCAACGGCCAGAAGAAGCTGGCCCTCTTCGCCCAGATCGAACCCACCGACGACCTGGTGGCCATGAACAAGGCCAAGCAGAAGATCTACACCTCCATCGAAATCGACGAGAGCTTCGCCGACACCGGCGAGGCCTACATCGTCGGCCTGGCGGTCACCGACTCGCCGGCCAGCCTCGGCACCGACGTGCTCGCCTTCTCCGCGCAAAAGCCCGACGCCAGCCCATTCAAGGATCGCCACTACTCGGCGACCTCCATGTTCACTGAGGCCCTGGAGGCCGAACTCGACTTCGAAGAAGTCGCCCCCGCCGAACCGAGCAAAGCCGACGGCATCTTCACCCGCGTGCGTGAGCTGCTCGGCAAGCAAAAGGACAAAGAGGGCAAGGACGCCACCCTTTTCAACGAACTGGGGCAAAGCGTCGAAGAGATCGCCCAGCACTTGGCGAACCAGGACAAACAGTTCACCCAGCTCAAGGCCGAGCTGGAGACGTTGCGCACCGACTTCAAGAGTGCATCCGAGCAACTCAAGAAGCTCGAAAACGAACCCGATCAGGACTACACCCAGCGCCCACCGGCGACTGGTGGAGAGGGCCAGATCCTGGCCTCTTACTGACCCTGACCTAACGCTGACATTGCCAGACCAACCCTGACGCACGGACGGAGCACCTCATGCGCAACCAAACCCGAATTGCCTTCAACGCCTACTGCGGCCAGATTGCCAAGCTCAACCGCGTGGCAGAGGCAGTGCAGAAGTTCAACGTAGAACCCACTATCCAGCAATCGCTGGAAACCGGGATTCAGGAATCCACCGACATGCTCGGCCGGATCAACATCCTCGGCGTTACCGAGCAGTCGGGCGAAGCGTTGCTGCTGGGTGTGAACGGCCCCATTGCCAGCCGCACCAACACCGCTGGCGGTACCCGCCGCAATCCCAAGGATCGCAGCGCGCTGACCAAAGACACCTACAACTGTAAGAAGACCGACTATGACTCGGCCTTCCCCTACCAGTTGCTGGATCAATGGGCCAAGTTCAAAGACTTCCAGGCACGACTGAGCAGCGCTATCGCCAAGCGCCAAGGGCTGGACCGCATCATGGTCGGCTTCAACGGCACCAGCGCCGCGGTCACCACTGACATCGATGCCAACCCGCTGGGGCAGGACATCAACATCGGCTGGCTGGAGAAAATCCGCCTTGGCGCGCCGGACCGCGTGATGGATGAAGTGGTCGACGCATCCGGCGAAGTCACTATTGGTGCCACTGGCGACTACAAGTCGCTGGATGCCCTGGTGTACGACGCCGTGCAGATGCTTGACCCCTGGCACCGCAACCACCCGGATCTGATCGTCATGGTTTCGCGCAACCTGCTGCACGGCAAGCTGCTGAAAGCCGTAGAGCGCGGAGCCGAGTCCAACGAAGAAGAGCTGGCCGCCGACGAGATCATCAGCAAGGCCCGCCTGGGTGGCCTGCGCCCGTATGACGCGCCCTACTTCCCGGACAACACCGTGCTGGTCACAACCCTGAGCAACCTGTCGATCTACTGGCAGGAAGGCGGCCGCCGTCGCCACATCAAGGACGAACCGGAATACGACCGCGTTGCGGACTACCAGTCCTCCAACGACGCCTACGTCATCGAAGACTTCGGCCTGGTCGCCCTGGTCGAGAACATCGCCGAGGTATAACCATGCCGCTGTCACCCGCCCAACGGGCACAGCAACGCAAGCGCGCCGCACTCGCGGCCGCTGCGACTGGCCCGAGCCAAACAATGGAAGGCGCCACCGCCTACGAGCTCCAGCTCGCCCAGCTGCACCAGCACCGTCTGCAGCTCAAGCAAGTCCAAAGCCAGGAGCAAAAGGCCGAGCTCAAGCGCCGCATTCTGCCCGACTACGCCCCCTACATTGAGGGCGTACTCAGCGCCGGCAAAGGCGCCCAGGATGAAGTGCTCACCACCGTCATGCTCTGGCACTTTGACGCCGGTGATTACGCCGCCGGCATGCGCATCGGTGAATACGTGCTCGAGCACAACCTCACCATGCCCGACCGCTTCAACCGCAGCGCCGCCTGCCTGATCGCCGAAGAGCCAGCCGAGCTGGCCCTGCGCGCTATCAAGGCCGGCCACAGCTTCCCGGTTGCGCCGCTGCTCGACGCCCTGCGCATTACCCAAGGGCACGACATGCCCGACCAGGCGCGCGCCAAACTGCACCTGGCCATCGGCAGCGCACAGGCCCACGGCATCGAAGGCGACAAGCTCACCGAAGACCAGGCCGAGCTGCTGGAAAGCGCAAGCGAACACCTCACCCGCGCCATCGAACTGCACGACAAATGCGGCGGCAAAAAAACACTGGAAGGCGTCACCCGCCTCCTGAAAAAACACGCCGGCAACAACGGCTAACAGAGCGTCTCCCCACGCACCGGCGGCTCGGGGCTGATCAGCGGTTTGTTCCTTTCCTGCTGTGACGCCCCGACCACCGCCGACTATAAGGGCAGCCCCATGAGCGGATTCATCGGCCAAGCGGCCACCCAACCTTTCGTACTCAGCAACGACCCTTTCTTCCCTGAGATCGACGCCAATGCGCTGCGCGCCTCCGTGCGTCTGTCTGGCGACGTATCCGACGAACGCCTCGAAACCGCCATCGTCGACGCCATGCTCACCACCAACCGCGAACTCAAAGACAAAAAGGCCGAGTGGCTCGCCGCTGGCCACACCGCCCTGGCCCAAGTTGACCCTGCAACCATCGCCAACCGCAACGCCCTTGAGCAGCTGTACACCCGCGCCGTGCGCGCCCTGGTTGCCGCCGAGTTTGCAGAGCGGTACCGCGGCTACGACGCCACCGCCAGCGGTGTGCGAGAAGACGCCGAGCAACTGCCCACTGCCGACGACTACCGCCGCGACTATCGCCACGCCCTGCGCGACCTGCTCGGCACCCGCCACGCCACTATTGAGCTCATCTGATGGCCACCGCCCGCGCCCAGCAAGGCGACACCCTAGACGCCATCGCATGGCGGCAGTTTGGCCGCACCGCCGGCGTGGTCGAGCAGCTGCTGCAACTCAACCCGGGCCTGGCCGACCAAGGCCCGATCATCGCCACCGGCACGCTCATTCAGCTGCCAGACCAACCCGCTACCAACCAAACCCAAGCGCTCAACCTCTGGGACTGAAAGGACGCATCATGGCCGAGCCCACAACCAGCACCGTCGTTGCCACCGCCGTAGCCGGCGTTGGCCTGTCTGCCTTCATCCCCCAGCTGGACGGCAACGCCCTGTTTGGCGCCATCATTGGCGCCGCACTCATCGCCGTGAACCAGCGAGACCTCAAGGCCTGGCAGCGCATGCTGGGCTTGCTCATTTCCATTGGCGCCGGGTACGTCAGCGCCGCCGAAATCGTCACCCAAACCCCCATCACCCGTACCGCGCCCGCTGCGTTCCTCGGCGCCGTGCTGGTGGTGCCTGTGGCACTCAAGGCACTTGAGGTGATCGAGAAAACCGACTTTGCCAGCTTGGTGCCCGGCTGGCTCAAAAGGGGCAAGGGAGAATGACCATGCTCAGCACCCTGTTCGCCACCCTGGTAGCCGCCACCCACATCATCACCGCCCTGCGCCTGGTGTGTTACCGCCGGCGCGGCGCGCGGATCCGCCGGGGTATCTCACTGCTGGCCGCGCTGCTGATCGGCACCCTGCTGTGCAACGCGGTGGACATCATCATCTACCGCCAGCCGGTCACCCTTTGGCAGGGCTCGCTGGCCATCCTGTTGCTCATCCTGGTGTATCGCTCACGCGGCAACCTGGCCGCCCTGCTGAGGCCCACCCCATGACCGTACTCAAACACGGCAGCACCGGTAGCACCGTCATGCAGCTGCAGCACAAGCTCAATGCTGCCGGTGCAAAACTGTTTCCTGATGGGCATTACGGCCCCCTGACCGAACGGGCCGTGCGGGCATACCAAGTGCGCGCCGGCCTGGTCGCCGATGGCATCGCCGGCCCCAGCACATTGCGCGCCCTGGGCGGGGGTGACTGCTGCCGGCTGCTGCAAAACAACGCCGTACTGGCGGCCGCCACGCGGCTGGGTGCCGATGTTGCAGCTATCTACGCCGTAACCGAGGTAGAAAGCCGGGGTGAGGGCTTTCTCAGCAACGGCAAGCCCAAGATTTTGTTTGAGCGGCACGTCATGCACCAGCGGCTTAGCCTGCAGCGCCACGAAAGCGACGACGCAGCCGCCCTCAAGGCCCACGCCGATGAGCTGGCCACCCTCTACCCCAACCTGGTCAACCCGCGTGCAGGCGGCTACGCCGGCGGTACCGCAGAACATCAGCGCCTGGCCCGGGCCTGCATGATCGATGCGCTGTGCGCGCCAGAGTCCGCCAGCTGGGGCGCCTTCCAGATCATGGGCTACCACGCCGAGCGCCTGGGCTACGCCAGCATTGACGACTTCACCCAGCGCATGGCCAAGGATGAAAACGAGCACTTTGAAGCCTTCATCCGCTTCATTGAGGCAGACCCGGCCCTGCACAAAGCGCTCAAAGCCAAACGCTGGACCGAGTTCGCCCGCCGCTACAACGGCCCCGCCTACGCCCGCAACCTGTATGACATAAAGCTGGCCCGCGCCTATCAGCGTTACCAGGAACAAACCGCAGAGGTGCCCGCATGACCGAAACTCAGTTGGACGCAATCCGCAAACTGAAGATCGAAGATGGCGACGTCCTGGTGCTCCCCCAAGACGTAAGCCCGTCCGACATCAACCAATTCATGGACACCCTGCGAGAACTGGTCTCGCCGCCACAGCGTGTATTGGTGATCGGTGGGCCGATCGACAAACTGTCCGAGGCGGACATGAACGCCGCCGGCTGGTACCGCAAATGACGCACATCGTCTACCTGGACATCAGCCCACGCCAAACCGGCAAATCAACCCGGCTGATCAAGCTGGCAAATGAGTGCGCAGCAACGGGCCGCCCCGTCGCGTTCGTTACCTTTGATGGGCTTGTAGATCAGTTTCAACAGCAAATGCCTGACGTGTTCGTACTGCGGCAAGAACAGCCGCTCCCCGCTATCGTCGAGCCTGATGAGGTGGTCTGGTTCTATGATGAGTTCGACTGGCTTGAAGGCGTCGAAGTAAAGGCAGGCGGCTACTACGCTACCACCCCGCGCTTTCTCCGAAGGCTCGGAGACACCGCAAACGAGGATGATCTGCTGCTGCAGCTGGTCAAAGCAGCGCAGGGGCATTTCGAAAGGTTCTATTGGCCCTTTGATATTCAAAGCGCCATTGATGAGGCTCGGCAAACTCACACCCCTGAGCAGTTTCGGCATCTCTATCTGGGGGAGTTTTTACAGTGACCACCCTACGCCAAAGCCTCTACGGCCTCGCCCTGCTAGCGGCGCTGGCCGGCATGCTGTACATGCAGCACCAGCGCGTGCAGATCGCCCAGAGCGCCACCAAGCTGGCAACCGAGCGCGCCCAGACAGCAGAGCAGCAGAGTGCAAGCCGCCAGCAAACCATCAACTCACTGACCGCCGCGCTGGATTCCGAGCGCAGCGCACAGCAGCAGCTACAAGCACAGCAAGCAGGCATCCGCCAAGCGCTGCGCACCAGTCAACAACAGATCGAGGTGCTGAAACGTGAAAACCAAGAGCTACGCCAGTGGGCTGATGTTGATCTGCCTGTCGCTGCTCGCCGCCTGCGGCACCGTCCAGCCATCACCGGCGCCGCAGACTATCGAGATTGGCTGTCCCGCCGTAACGCCCTGCACCCTGTCACCAACGCAGCCACAGGCCAACGGCCACCTGCTGAATGACGCAGACGTAATCGAGGCCGATTGGGCCGAGTGCGCCGCCAAAGTCGATATGGTTTACCAGCACCAGGAGCAACGCCGTGTACAAACCCAGCAGCCTCAAGCAGTACCTGATCAGCAGCGTTAAGGAGCTGCAGCGCAGCCCCGATCGGGTGCTGGTGTTCATGGATGAGGGTAACGTCGTGTGCTCCAGCGCCCCCGGCCTGTCATTTGAATACCGCTACACCCTCACCCTGATCATCACAGACTACGCCGGCCATCCGGACGCCGTGTTCATCCCCCTGCTGGCGTGGGTCGGTGAGCACCAGCGCGAGCTACTGGACAACCACGAGCAACGGCAGCAGGCCATCAGCTTTAACGCCGAGGTGCTCGCCAATGACCTTGTAGACATCGAGATCAGCCTGCCGCTGACCGAGCGGGTGATCGTCAAATCCCAAGCCGGTGGCGAGCTCAACGTCAGCCACCCGCCAGAGCCACAGCTCGAACCGTTCCTGCCTGCGGGCACCTACAGGCTGCAGACAGAAAGCGGTTATCTGCTGGCCGAGTGGGAGAGCCGCCCGCCATTCGACGCCTACGGCACCACCACCGATGACTGACAACCTCCGCGCCCTCGAAGACTGGGCCGGCGCCCTGCTCAACCGCCTTGAGCCCAAGGCGCGCCGCCAGCTCTGCCAGAGCATCGCCCGCGATCTGCGCCGCAGCCAGCAGCAGCGCATCAGGGCGCAGCGCAACCCGGATGGCACGCCCTACGCCCCGCGCAAAAAGCAGTTGCGCGCCAAGTCCGGCCGCATTCGCCAGCGCAAGATGTTCACCAAACTGAGCCAGGCCAAGTACCTCAAGACCCAGGCCACCGCCGACGGGCTCAGCGTCGAGTTCGTCGGCCGCACCGCCCGCATTGCCCGCGTACACCAACGCGGCCTGCGCGACACCGCAGCCAAGGGCGGCCCAGAGATCGACTACCCCCAGCGCGAGCTGCTCGGCCTCACCGCCGATGACCTGGACATGATTCGCACCAGCCTGCTCAACCACCTGACCTAACCCCGTCACGCGCCCCCCGCTCAGACACCAGACCCGTGCGCCGCGCGCGCGGGTGGGCAATTCTGGCCCGCATGAACCCCATCGCCGAACTGCACCGCCGTCTCGACAACCTGCTGCGCCCTGGCACCATCTACGCCGTGGACGCATCGCAGGCCCGCTGCCGCGTCAAATCCGGCGAGCTGCTGACCGACTGGCTGCCGTACTTTGTGCACCGCGCCGGATCCCGCCGCGATGTCGAACACCCAACCACCGGCGAACAATGCCTGGTACTCAGCCCCAGCGGTGAAATGGCCGCAGGCCTGGTACTTGTCGGCATCAACGCTGATCAGTACCCCGCGCCACACAGCAACCCGGCCCTACACAGCAGCCACTTTGCTGACGGCGCCTGGTTTGGCTACGACGAAGCCACCCACCGCTTGCGCTTTGTGAATGGCCCTACCGAGATCAGCGCAGACCGCACCGCCATCAGCATGGTCAGCAACGGCAGCTCCATCGTGATCAATGAAGCCGGCATTTTCTTCAACGGCCTGCTGGTCGCCCATGGCGGCGTCAATATCGGCAACACACATAAACACCCCATCACCGGCGGCAGCTCAGCGCCTGGCCCAACAGGCGGCCCGCAATGAACGGCATGAGCACCACCGGCAAACCCATCAGTGGTCTGGAGCACCTACGCCAGTCCATCGCCGACATCATCACCACCCCCATCGGCGCCCGCGTCATGCGCCGCGACTACGGCAGCCTGGTGCCCTCGCTGATCGACGCGCCCCAGAACAATGCCACCACCGTGCGCCTGTACAGCGCCATCACCAGCGCGCTGATGCGCTGGGAGCCGCGTGTGCGCCTCAGCCGGGTGGCTATCACCCACACCGACGCCGGCGCCGCCGTGCTGGACCTGGAAGGCGAGAACACCGAAACCGGCAACGCAGTCAGCCTGCAGGTGCCGCTGCAACTGGGGGCCGCATGAGCGCGTTTACAGGGGTTGATCTATCGCAGCTGCCGCCGCCCGATGTCATCGAGCAGCTGGACTTTGAGGTCATTTTTGCCCGCAAGCTCGCCCGCCTGGTCGAGCTGGATCCAACCTTCAACGCCCTGGTTGAATCAGACCCCGCCTACAAGGTGCTGCAGGTCTCCGCCTACGATGAGCTTATGCTGCGCCAGCGCATCAACTCAGCAGCCAAGGCCGTCATGCTGGCCTATGCAACCGACGCTGACCTGGACCAGCTGGCCGGCAACTTCCAGCTGGAGCGGCTGGTGGTCACCCCAGCAGACCCGACGGCCATTCCACCTGTACCCGCCGTTTACGAGTCAGACACATCGCTACGCCGCCGCGTACAACTCAGCTTTGAAGGGTTCACCACGGCTGGCTCACAGGGCAGCTACATTTTTGCGGCGCTCAACTCCAGCGGGCTGGTGCTTGATGCGAATGCATTCAGCCCTGAACCGGGGCTGGTCTCGGTCTACGTGCTCAGCCGGGAGGCCAACGGCACCGCCAGCGAGCAGCTGCTCGACGTTGTTAACGCAGCAGTCAACGCCGAAGAAGTGCGCCCCATGACGGACCAGGTCAGCGTGCTGTCTGCTGCCGTCACCGACTACCAGATCGAGGCCGTGCTAACAGTGTTCCCCGGCCCCGATGCTGAGCTGATTCGCCAGGCCGCCGTGCAAGCCGCCCAGGCTTACGCCACCTCAGTGCACCGCCTGGCCTACGATGTCACCTACTCCGGCCTGATGGCCGCGCTGCACCAGAATGGCGTGCAATCTGTCGAGCTCATCAGCCCCGCCGCGTCCATCATCAACGGTGAGGGGGAGGCATCTTACTGCACCGCCATCAACGTCACCGTGGCGAGCCTGCCCGATGTCTAACCTGTCGTTGTTACCGCCCAACAGCACCCTGCAGGAACGCAGCCTGGAAGAAGTCAGCGCCCGCCTGGACCACTTGCCGCTGATCATTCGCGACCTCTGGAGCGCAGACACCTGCCCAGATGACTTGCTGCCCTGGCTGGCCAAGGCCGTATCGGTAGACGTATGGAGCCCCGCGTGGACGCCAGACCAGAAGCGCGGCGCAATCCGTAACTCACTGGCCGTGCATCGCAAGAAAGGCACCATCGGTGCTGTGCGCGACGCTCTCCGTGCGCTGGGTTTCGAATCGCGCATCCAGGAGTGGTTCAACCAGATCCCGCCCGGGCCGGAATATACCTATCAGTTGATCCTAGAAGCGGACCAAATAGGCTTTTCGCTTGCTGATGCCTTCCAGTTACTCGAAGTGGTCGAGAACGCCAAGAACCTGCGATCTCACCTCACAAAAATCAAACCGATTGTTAGGACCCTCGCTGGACCTGTGATCGCTACAGCATCCGCTGTAGGCACTGAGCTGACCCTCGGCAGCAGCATGGATCAAGAAGTGGCGATTCTGAAGGGCTTTGCGGAAGCCGAAGAGCTACTGAACACCATAACCAATGTAAATCTGCCACAGACCATGGGAGCCTGATATGTCTAAATTGCCATTAGCTGAGGCGGTTGAGCGGTTTCGTAGCAATGATGAGCGCCTGGCTCAGTTCGTCAACGATCCTGATGGAACTGGCACATTCGAAACAAGCGCAGGCGAGCAAGTTAAGACTTTGCCGGCGCTGGCCCAAGAGGCGCAATCTCTGGAATTGCGCCTAGCTGATTCATCCTCCGCAGCCCCGGCAAGGGGATCGAGTATGGTGGGCCACGACGGCGGTACAGTTGCTATTGCACTAGATGAGCTGTTTGATCGCGCCGACCACGCCGCCCGCGCCCGTTTCGGCGAAGCACTTCTTAACAAAATCAATGAAAATCGGAGTTGGATTTATCCCTGGGGAGGACGTGGCATCACCGTTCTGGGCGACTCAATATCCCACATGGCTTTTAGCCGCGATGCATTCAAGAACAACTGGACGAATATTTTAAAGCGCTGTGTCAATGCCGAATTCGATAAATCCAGCTATGGTTTCGTCTCGCTGCTACCGACACTCGGCAGTGGCGCCACCCTTTCAAAAGAGATACATACAGTAACCCGAACAGGTGCCTGGACCGAGCTAACCACAAGCGACTGTGAATGGAGCCTGAGTGGCTTTGCTCTGGAGTCATCCACAACTGGCGATACGCTCGACGTTGTGGTCCCGTCGTTTCAGCGCCACTTCGGGGTCTGGTATCACTCGTTCGCTGGCGGTGGCACCTTCGAGATTTATGTTAACGACGTACTCCAAGCTACTGTAAGCACTGATGGCACCGCCGGATCAACGCGCACCAGCGGCCTGAACCTCGGCCGTTTGGACTTGCTCGACAACGGAAAGGGCGCCTGCAAGATCACTCTCAAAGTAGCCTCTGGATTAGTCCGCCTGATGGGCATTAGCTACGAAAACGCCGAGTACGACTTTCAGCTCAGTAATTTTTCGCAAAGCGGCAGGCGGCTGCGCTGGGTGTCCCAGGAGGTCATCCAAAAGTGCGTTCGTGGTAGCACGACATTTATTCTCGCTCTGGGATACAACGACAACGCGTCCGCTGAAGCTGACCCGGACTACTTTGCAGCGGTCCAGCAAAGAATCGATTGGATAATTGCTGAAGCGACCACCTACGGAGTAAAACTGTTGGTGCTTGATTTTGTCTGGACAAGGGCACAAACACGAGCCTTGCCAACAGAGCTAAAGCGGTGCGCTGATGCGGTCCCGGGGTCAACTTACCTGAGGTTCGGAGATTACTTAAAAACGGACGGGGCACTCGCAGACGGCTCGTGGCTGACCAACGAAATTCGGCTCTACGACGACGCTGCACATCCGAATGTACTCGGCCACAAGGTGATAGGAGAAACTGTCGCGAAAGTCATGGGGTTATCGGTCAACAGCAAGCGAGCGGCGCTGGATATGCACGACTTCTGGATGCCTATTCAGTTGACCGGATACCTGAAAAACACCTTCGCTGATCCGCTACAAGTTACCGCATTTAAGCGGCAGGGTTCCGTGCTGCTGTTCCGTCTCTACCTTTATAACGAAACAGTAAACAATTCCTCTGTCGCTGTGCCCGCAGGGAATTATGACCTCATTTCCTCAGCCGAGCTGCCCGATGATGTGTATGTGCCCAGTTCAACGTTCTACCCGCTGGTCTGGAGCACAGCGGAAGATGAGTCGACGACACCGTACATCAGCGCGTTCCTCGAAGCCCGATTCGGAAAAAACGGTTTTCGACTGCTGGTCAAGAACACTACGAAGCGCAACATCGAAGGAGCTGTCGTCGTCCCTGTTTTTAGATCACCGGAGCGGATGTAAATGCCAGACTTCCAATCAATCCACACCGACTACGGCCTGCAGCGCATGGCCGCTGCCGAGGCCGCTGGCGAGCCGATCAACATCACTGAAATTGCGGTGGGTGATGGCAACGGCAACCCGGTAGAAATTACCCAGGACCAGACCACCCTGGTGCGTGAGCGCTTTCGCGCGGCGGTCAACCGGGTGTACCGGGATCCGGAGCGCGACAACAAGTACACGGCAGAGCTGGTAATTCCCGCCACTGAGGGCGGCTTTACCCTGCGCGAGATCGGGCTGTTTGATGACCAGGGCGGGCTGTTCGTGGTCGGCAACCTGCCGGAGACATACAAGCCCGTCGCCGCTGAGGGCGCCTTTGCCGATACCATCGTGCGGTTCGAGTTTCTGGTCACCAACGCCACGGTAGTCACGCTGCAGATTGACCCGAACGTCGCCGTAGCGTCGCAAAGCTGGATCATCAACAACATCACCATGGCCACCCTGCTGCCCGGCGGCACCACCGGCCAGGTAGCGAAGAAGGCCAGCAACGCCGACGGCGACATAATCTGGAGCGATCCGGGCGAGTTCAACATCACCGTGGATACGCTCGAAGAGACCCAAACACTGGCCGCAGGCCAAACCCAGATTGACCTGGCCGTATGCACCACACGCGGGCTGGCCGTGTACATCGAGGGCGTGCGCATCAACATGGGTGCAGGCCTGGCAGAGTGGGCCGTCAACCCTGCTGATGAAGACACCTCCCTGATCCTCGGTAAGTCCTGGCCGGCTGGCAGCAAAGTGCTGTTGGTGCAGAACAACCCCGCAGGCTCTGCCGCTCCCCCGCTAGAGCGTGACAAGAACCTGGCCGACGTGCCAGACAAGGCCGCAGGCCGTAATCACCTGGGTGTGTACAGCAAAGCGGAATCAGACCTGCTGTGCCCGCCCGGCACGCTCGCCTACTGGCCCGGCACCACCGCGCCCAGCGGCTGGCTCAAGCGCAACGGCGCCGCCGTGAGCCGTGTGGCCTATGCGCGTTTGTTTGCTGTACTGGGCACGCGGTTTGGCGCCGGTGATGGTTTTAACACCTTCAATCTGCCGGATGATCGGGGCGAGTTTATCCGGGGGCTGGATGACGGCCGTGGCGTAGACACCGGCCGCGTGCTGGGCAGCTGGCAGGCCGACGAGTTCAAGAGCCACGCCCACCCATTCAGTGCCGCCCAGGCCATTGGCGGCTACACCGACAACGGCGGTGCACCCGATCAGCGCGTGATGGTATCGGAAACCAATACCGGCAACGCCGGCGGTGCAGAGACCAGGCCCCGCAACCGCGCCTATCTCGCCATCATCAAGTTCTGAGGCCCGCCCATGACCAAAACCGTCTACCAAACCAACCGCGCTGGCCTGCTGCTGGGGCCTGTCGAGGCCGATGAATCCCCGCTGGAACCCGGCGTGTACCTGCTGCCCGCCGGCGCAGTGGAAAGCCCACCGCCGGACGACTGGCCAGAAGACAAGTGGCCCCGCTGGACGGGTGCCAGCTGGGCGCTGGTCAACCGCCCGCGCCAACCGGAGCAACCCAGCCCCGCCGCCAAACTGGCCGCCTTTCTGGCGGACAACCCGGACGTGCAAGCCCTGATCGAGGAGCAACAGCAATGAGCAAGGTTCTGGAAATGTGGGAGCACATGCCGGGTGTTGAAGTGGTCTATGCCGTCAACGCCACACCGCCGGCTGGCTGGCTGCTGTGCGACGGCTCAGCACTGCCCGCCGGCACCGCCGACAACCTGCGCGATATGCTGATCGCCCAAGGCAACCCCTTTGGCGTATCCGGTGCAGATCCGCTGCTGCCCGACCGCACCGCCGAGACACTGCCCTACATCATCAAAGCCTGATAGCATCAACCGGGCTTAGGTCGAAGTAAGCACCCCCGTTTCGGCGGGGTTCTTCGCCCGCCGTGTAACGCCCCCCGCACCACCGCTGCCAACTGGCTCACCCCTCGCCCGCGCGTCACCCTCAAGGCTCACAGGTCAACGTACTGCAGGAGCCACCCATGCCAGCCGCTTATCACCACGGCGTGCGCGTCGTCGAGATTAACGAGGGCGTTCGCCCCATTCGCACCGTCAGCACCGCTGTGCTCGGCCTGGTGTGCACTGCCGACGACGCCGACGCCACACTCTTTCCGCTCAACAAACCGGTGCTGCTCACCGACGTGCTCAGCGCGATCGGCAGCGCCGGTACCGAGGGCACGCTGGCCATTGCCCTCAAGGCCATTGCCGCCAACGCCAGCCCCGTCACCGTAGTGGTGCGCGTGGCTGAAGGTGCAGACGAGGCAGAAACCAACAGCAACGTCATCGGCACGGTCACCGCCGGCGGCGAGTTCACCGGCCTCAAGGCGCTGCTGGCTGCCAAAACCCAGCTGGGCGTTACCCCGCGCATTATCGGCGCACCGGGGCTGGATACCCTGCCGGTAGCAACCGAGCTGGTCAGCGTTGCCCAGCAGCTGCGCGCCATGGCCTACGCCAGCTGCTCTGGCTGCGAAACCAAAGAGGAAGCGGTCACCTACCGCGAGAATTTCAGCGCGCGCGAGCTGATGCTCATCTGGCCCGACTTCACCGGCTGGGATACCGACGCCAACGCCGAGGTCACCATTCCTGCTGTGGCGCTCGCCCTTGGCCTGCGCGCCAAAATCGACCAACAAACCGGCTGGCACAAGACCCTGTCCAACGTCGGTGTTAACGGCGTTACCGGCATCAGCAAACCGGTCTACTGGGATCTGCAAAACCCCGCCACCGACGCCGGCTACCTCAACGAAAACGACATCACCACCCTGGTGCGCGCTGACGGCTTCCGCTTCTGGGGCTCGCGTACCTGCAGTGATGACCCGTTGTTCGCATTTGAGTCCAGTACCCGCACCGCCCAGGTACTGGCCGACACAATCGCCGAGGCGCACCTCTGGGCCGTAGATAAGCCCATGCACCCCAGTCTGGTGCGCGACATTCTGGAGGGTATCAACGCCAAGATCCGCGAGCTCAAGGCCGGTGGCTACATCATTGACGCCAGCGCCTGGTACGACGAAGCCGCCAACAGCGCCGCCACCCTCAAGGATGGCCAGCTGCTGATCGACTACGACTACACGCCGGTACCGCCGCTGGAAAACCTCACCCTGCGCCAGCGCATCACCGACCGCTACCTGGCCGACTTTGCCAGCCGCATCAACGCCTGATCACCCAGCCCCGGCCGCACCGGGGCTAACTACTGGAGAGCGCCCCCATGGCCATGCCGCGCAAGCTCAAAAACTTCAACATCTTCAACGATGCCAACAGCTACCAGGGCATCGCCAAAAACATCACCCTGCCCACCTTGGCCCGCAAAATGGAGGCCTACCGGGGCGGCGGCATGAACGGCCCAGTCAAAGCCGACATGGGCCTGTCCGACGATGGCATTCAGGTGGAATGGACCCTCGGCGGCTGGGACTTGCTCGCCATTCGCCAATGGGGCGCCACCAGCGCCAGTGCCGTGGCCCTGCGCTTTACCGGCGCAGTGCAGCAAGACGACACCGGCGCCACCCAGGCGGTTGAGGTAGTCATGCGCGGCCGGCATGAAGAGATCGACTTTGGCAGCGCAGAGCCCGGCGGCGATACAGAGCACAGCATCACCACCACCTGCACCTACTACAAGCTGAGTGTGGACGGTGAGGTCCTGGTCGAGATCGACATTCCCAACATGGTCGAGATCGTCAACGGCGAGGACATTCTGGCCGACCAGCGCGCCGCCCTCGGCATCTAACCCTTGAGCCACAACAACACACCCCCGGCGCGCATGCCGGGGCCGCTCTCAACAAAGGAACGCACCATGGAAACCCCAGAACAACCCAAGGCCGAGGCGCAAGCCCAGCCCGCCGCCGCTGACGACAACAACCAGGTCATCGAGCTGGACGAGCCCATCAAGCGCGGCAACAGCGATATCACCAGCATCACCCTGCGCAAGCCCGTATCCGGCGAGCTGCGCGGCGTCAGCCTCATGGAGCTGGCCCAGATGGACGTGCAAGCCCTGCGCAAAGTGCTGCCACGCATCAGCACCCCAAGCCTGACCGACGTTGAGGTCGGCCGCATGGACCCGGCAGACCTGATGCAATGCGGGGTCGCCGTGGCCAGTTTTTTGCTGACGAAGAAAGCGCGGCAGGCCTCCCTCGAAGCGTAGAAGAAGCCATGGGCGATATCGCCCTGGTGTATCACTGGGGGCCGAGCGAGATGGACCGCCTCGGCCTGCCAGAGCTGATGGACTGGCGCAACCGCGCAATCAAGCAATGGAACCAGGTGCATGGCGCAAAAGCTGAAACTTGAGGTCGTTCTGCAGGCGCTCGACCGCGCAACCAAGCCGATCCGCGCCATCACCCAGGGCAGTGTGGGGCTGGGGCGTGAGCTCAAGACCACCCGCGATCAGCTCAAGCAGCTGCAGCGCCAACAGGGCGACATCAGCAGCTGGCGCACCCTGAACAACGCCACCAAGCAAACCACGCAAGCCATCAGCGCCAACCGCGACCGCGTGCGCGAGCTGTCGCGCCAAATGGCGCAAACCAGCACGCCCACCCGTGCACTGAGCAACGATTTTCGCCGCGCCGTGCGCGAAGCCCACGCCCTCAAGCAAAAGCACCAGGAGCAGCAACGGCAGCTGCAGGGGCTGCGCGGCAAGCTGAATGAAGCCGGCATCAGCACCCGCAACCTGGGTGAGCATGAGCGCACCCTGCGCCAACGCATCGACAGCACCAACAACCAGCTGCAAGAGCAAGAGCGCAGGCTCAAGGCCGTCACGGCCCAGCAGCAGCGCCTGGCACGCGCCAAACAGCAGTACCAGCGCACCCAGGCAATGACTGGTGCCATGGCCGGTACCGGTGCCGCAGGCCTGGCCACCGGCAGCGCCATGCTGTACAGCGGGGCACGGCTGTTGGCGCCGGGCATTGAGTTTGATTCAGACGTCAGTCGGGTGCAGGCATTGGCCCGGCTGGAGCGCGACAGCGCCGAGCTGGCAGCGCTGCGAGCCCAAGCACGTGCGCTGGGGGCTGCTACCCAGTTCAGTGCCAACGAGGCTGCACAGGGCCAAGGCTTTCTGGCCATGGCTGGTTTCTCCCCCCAGGCCATCATGGATGCGATGCCGGCGATGCTCGATGCCGCCAAAGCCGGCAACGTGGAGCTGGCCACCACGGCGGATATCGCGTCTAACATCCTCACCGGTTTCAACCTGCAAGCCCGCGACATGACGCGCGTAAGCGACGTGCTGACCGCCGCGTTCACCCGCTCCAACACCTCGCTGGAAATGCTCGGCGAAACCATGAAGTACGCCGCCCCCAACGCTGCGGCCTACGGGCAAGACATCGAGATCATGGCAGCAGCAGCCGGCAAGCTGGGCGACGCCGGCATTCAGGGCGGCATGGCCGGTACCGCGCTGCGCGCCATTCTCAGCCGCTTGGCCGCGCCCCCCAGGATGGCGGCAGACGCCATTGCCGAACTAGGACTGCAGGTAGCAGACGCCGAGGGCAACATGCGCCCCCTGCCCGACCTGCTCAAAGAGATCCACGACCGCACCGCCGCACTGGGCTCTACAGAGCGCGGCGCTATTCTCAAGGCCATTGCCGGCGAAGAGGCAGGCAGCGCGCTCACCGTGCTCACACAGCAGGCCGGCAACGGTGGCCTGCAGACGCTGATCGGTCAGCTGCGCACCGCCCAGGGCGAAGCCGCACGCACCGCCCAGGTAATGGGCGACAACCTCGGCGGCGATATCGCCGCGCTGAAAAGCGTCTGGGCAGACCTGGGCATCCAGATGCAGGACACCGCCAACAGCGACCTGCGCGGCATGATTCAAGCACTGGCTGAGATGGTACGTGGCATTCGCCAGTGGATGGTCGAGAACCCGCTATTGGCCCGCGCGCTGATCAAAATCGCCATTGGCCTGGCAGCGCTCATTACGCTGTTTGGCGCGCTGACCATTGCCCTGGCTTCCATCCTCGGCCCCTTCGCCATGATCCGCCTGGGCCTGAGCCTGTTTGGCGTCAAAGCCATGGGCCTACTGCCCATTCTCAAGGCAGTGGGCACGGCGTTTATGTGGCTCGGCCGCGCGTTGCTGCTCAACCCCATTGGCCTGGCCATCACCCTGCTCGTTACCGCTGGCTGGCTGCTGTACAAAAACTGGGACGGCGTCATCGGCGGGCTGAAAGCCCTATGGGCAGATCTGGGCAGGGGCGCCAAAGCCATCTGGGGCGAGATCACCACCGCCTTTGGCGGCGGTATTCTTGGCGTGAACAAGTTGATCGCCAACTGGTCACCGCTGGGCATGTTCTACAAGGCCTTTGCCGCCGTCATGAGCTGGTTTGGCGTAGAGCTGCCCGGCAACCTGATTGACGGGCTGGTAGCCGGCCTCAAGCGCCTGGCGCCCGGGCTTGTCTCTGCGCTCAGCAAAATCGCATCCATGCTGCCTGCCAGCGTAAAGCGGGTGCTGGGCATCCACAGCCCAAGCCGTGTATTTGCCGAGCTGGGCGGCTTCACCATGCAGGGCCTGGCCCAGGGCATTCAACGCCAGCAGGGTGAGCCGCTGGCCGCCGTGGCGGGCGTGTCGCAACGCATGGCCAGCGCCGCTGGTGGCATTCGCTTTGACAGCCGCCGCCCGCTGTCGGCCCGCCCGGCCTACGCCGGTAGCACCGGCAGCCGCTACGAGATCCACATTCACGCCGCTGACGGCATGAGCCCGCAAGCCATCGCCCACGCCGTCGCCGCCGAGCTGGACCGCCGCGAGCGCGCCGCCGGCGCCCGCGCGCGCAGCAGCCTGTATGACCAGGAGTAACGCCCCATGATGATGGCCCTCGGACTCTACGTGTTCAGCCTCACCACCACCGCCTACCAACAACTGCAGCGGCAAACCGGCTGGCGCCACCCCAGCAACCCGCGCGTGGGCGCGCTGCCGGCCCGTCAGTTCGTTGGCAAAGGCGACGACACCATCACCCTCAGCGGGCTCATACTGCCCGAGATCAGCGGCCAACGGCTGTCGCTGGATGCCCTACGCCTCATGGCAGACAGCGGCAAAGCGTGGCCCCTTGTCGAGGGCACCGGTCGCATCTACGGCCTGTGGATCATCGAAAACCTGCAAGAAACCAACACCCTGTTTTTCCGCGATGGCGCGCCCCGGCGCATTGAGTTCACGCTCACCCTGCAGCGCGTGGATGACAGCCAGATCGAGCTGCTCGGCAGCCTGCTCAGCACCCTCGGCAACATCCTGCGATGATCAACCTCAGCAGCCACCCCGCCCCCGCGTATCGCGTCGTCGTCAACGGGCAAGACATCACCAGCAAGATCAGCCCGCGGCTGATCAGCCTCACCCTGACCGATAACAGGGGCCTGGAGGCAGACCAGCTGGACATCACCCTGTCAGACCACGACGGCCAGCTGGCCATACCGCCCCGCCGGGCGCAGGTCGATCTGTGGCTGGGCTGGTCAGATACCGGGCTGGTGTACAAAGGCAGCTACGTAGTAGACGAAACCGAGCATAGCGGCGCACCAGACACACTCAGCATCCGCGCCCGCAGCGCAGACCTACGCGCCGAGCTCAGCCGCAAGCGCGAGCGCAGCTGGCACAGCGTCACCCTGGGCGACGTGCTGCACACCATCGCCGAGGCCTACAGCCTAAAACCGGTAATAGACGTAGTGCTGGCCGCCCTACCCCTCGCCCACCAGGACCAGGCCAACGAGTCAGACGCCAACCTACTCACCCGCCTGGCGCAAGAGCACGACGCCAATGCCACCATCAAGGCCGGGCACCTGCTGGTCACCCCCGTGGGCGCAGCCAGAACCGCCAGCGGCCTGCCCCTGCCCCACGTGCAGCACACTCGCAGCAGCGGCGACAACCACCGCTTTTTGCAGGCAGACCGCGACGCCTACACCGGCGTGCGCGCCCACTACTACCAGCCCAACAGCGCAGAGCGGCTGGAAGCGCTGATCGGCACAGATGACAACGTCAAAACCCTGCGCCACGTCTACGCAGACCAGGCCAGCGCCCTGCAGGCCGTGCGCAGCGAGTGGCGCCGGTTGCAACGCGGCGCAGCCACCCTCAGCTACACCCTGGCCCGCGGCCGGGCCGACCTGATAACGGAAATGACCTTTGGCCTCAGCGGCATCAAACCGGAGATCAGCGCGGTGGTGTGGCTGTGCCGGCGGGTAATGCACCAGGTGAATGAAAGCGGCTACACCGTTGCCCTGGAGTTGGAAAACCAACTGGCAGAAGATGAAGACCTGGCCGCCCTGGTAGAGACGCAATACACCGGGGTGATTGCCTGGTACCGCGACAAAGACGGCAACCAGCAGCCAGTAACAGAAGGGGATCAGACCAGCCCGCTGCGCCTTACTCACCTATATGCGAGCAAGGGCAGTGCAGAGCGGGCGGTGAAGCGGGAGTTTGAGCGGCTGGGGTAGTGAAAACGACTACTCAGTTTCGTGCTCGCTGGTGTGGAGCTTGTGGCCAAGGTAGTACAACCCCCAAAAAGTAACGACCGACAGCTGACAAACCAACGTGAGGTAAACAAAAGCATTAACGTAGATAATTAAATTGTTTACCCCAAAGAAAATCGTATATCTGCTGGCAATAAAATCATTCAGAGCGATATAAATTATCGAGTACGCAATAACCAATAAGCATTGCGCAGTTAGAAACGAAAACAGCATCGCAAGGAAGCGACGACGCGAAAGCTTTACTGGCGTTTCCTCACCTCTAACCCGCACTATGATTTTGGGGGGTTCTCCGTCAAAAGACTTTTCAAGGCGCGGATTTCTGATACTGCATATAATTGCCAGGGCAGCAATATAGAACCCCGGCAGGGTTTGAAGAAAGCTAAGCACTAGCGCAGCTATGCCGCCAGATGCAGATATGCTTGTTACGGCGATAGTTTTATCAATAAGCCACAAAACCAGCAAAGCTAGAATAGCAGGAACTGCCCAATCTATACGCCACTTATGGCGAAGCTTGATCTTAAAATAACCAAACGGCTTAAATAGCTGCGTCAGAAACATTTTACTTGCCTATATAAGACATTATTTCCTTTAAAATCACACTGCTAATTTTAGCATAACTCGTCTGATTCGTAACAATAGACTTTAACTCATGCCTCTTTGTGTATCTGTCAGCGTCAACTAGCTGGCCAGTTTCGATTGACAGCTTAGCTGTTTTATTTTCACCATCCGTCCTGAATGCAATCCTCAGTTCTGAGTACTCTTTATACTCACTCATCAGCTTGCTTCTTACAGCCCTCAGCGAAGCAACCGTATCGCCAATGAGGCTACTATCCACCTTCAGTTTAATGGTTTTGTAGTCTTCTGTTATGGCTCCATTAGAGTCAAGGTGTTTCCCAACGCCAGTGTAATTTATCGCCTGCGCACCTGAGAGGTAGCCGTTCTCCAAGTCCCTCATAAAGCTTTCAGATGGATGCCCTTGGAATGCAATATCATGCACATGCCTAACCTTGACTTTTGGCTCACTAATATCTGGAATCGTATACCTTGCTTTAAACTCACGCCGGCACTTATTAAGAACACTCTTCAAATATGACTTTATGACCGTAGAACTAAGGCCGGAACCCACCAAACTCTCAATTACGCACAGGTAATAATTATCACCCCTGACCGGATTTTTCATAATAACGACGTGAGATGAAAAGTCACCACCGTGCCCAGCGGGTTTTGCGTGAACTATCTGTTCCTTCTCTGCGGGATTAGATGTCACCATATCAGGGGCTTTCGGATCACAACGATTAACCAAAAGAACGATCTTTTCGTCATCTACCTGACAGTCTTGCAAATAATGCGACGGGCTGTCAGTGTTACGACCTGATTGCAAAAGATTGTCACCGCCGGTAAAGATTTGTTTTATATCTTCCGCGATCGTGGATATATCCTTAGGTTTCACATTGAAATCAATAGGATCATCTCGGCGATTAAACTTCCCTCTTGCCGTTACCTTCATGTCGAAAAAATAGATATTTCTCGTTGTCATGTTACTTCCCTGATCGAAATTACTGTCGACCGGTCTCTCTGGTCTTCAACCGGTAAGCGTCGGTTCACTATCGAGTAGAAGCGCTAGCCACCCGTCTGCACCCACCCCATCAACGCCAGCACCATGACGCTCGTTGATGAGACGGTTTGGTTAGCGAACAGGCGCTCATTCTCGGCGGGGTCTGGATCAGGTGCGAAAGCTTCATCCAGCTGCGTTACCAGCTCTGCAGCCAGCGGCTTGTAATCGTCAATGTTATTGACTCGGGCGGCGATCTGCGGACTTAGGCGTCCAACATTGTTGATCCTGGCCAAGATGTCGCCGGCTGTAGCTAACTTGTCGGCTTGAGTGCCGGCTTGCCACTCAAGCCCGTTGGCCTCATGCAGCGTGCCGCCCTCATACCATTGTTTGGCGTGGGCTGGCTGGGTGGTGTTCTGTTGGGGGGTGGTGGATGCGACCGGCTCATCACTGCCGCCGCAAGACACGACGGCAACGGCAACAACGCCCATCAACACCATGGCGCCAAGCCTGCTGGCCAGTGTTCCACCTGGTGCGGCGTCGCTACTACCTGCCACGTCCTGTCTGCACTCTGAACGCTTGTGCAATGCCATCATTGGCTCCTTGTCCGGAGCACCACCAGGCGGCGGTGCTCTTACAGGCGCGCTAAGCCGGCAAGCCTAGCAACGCTCTTACCACCCGCAACACATCCTGCTGCGCCTGCTCATCTAGCTGACGAAATCCCTGTAGCAGCGCAGCTTCCTGTGCGCTCAACGGCAGAGATACGGACGTTTGCGGGTTTTCCTGGTACTCCATATTTCGCTCCTTGTCAGGGTGTCCGGCGCCACCTTGGCACCGACCACACACCCTGCAGGGAGTGTCAAAGCAATGCGCTCCGGGCGCGATGGCTAATTGGCATCATATCCCGCTGATGTCTCCGCCAACGCGCTCACCATGCGCTGTGCAGACCCTTGGTCAGCGCTGCGCATCTTGCGAAAGTCTTCAACCAACCGTGCTTCCGGCTCGCTCAGTGAGCTTTCAGGGGTGGGCGCGCGGATCCCGCTGACCACATACAGCACGTCAACACCCACCAGGCGGGCAGCATCCAGCGCTGTGGCGCCAATCTCGCCCGTACCGGCTTCATAACCAGCCAATGTGCGCTTGGCGACGCCGATTTTTTCGGCAAATTCACCCTGCGTCAGGCCTACCCGCTGCCGCTCTTCTTGCAGGCGGGCGCCTATCTGCGCTCTCGAATGATGCAAATATTTTCATCCCTACTATTGACTGATGCAGATTCGTGCATCATCCTTGCGCTGTCATCACATGAAATTGCACGAATTTACACTATGCCCAACGCCTACCCTACAGAGCAAGCCCGCAAAGCCGCCCGAGCAAGGCTCATCGCCCAAGGTCTTTCATCGAAAGAGTGGGCAGAGCTGCACGGCTTTAAACCATCCACCGTGTACGCGGTGCTCAACGGCCAGCAGAAGTGCCTGCGCGGTGACGCGCATCGTGCCGCCGTGCTGTTGGGTATCAAACGGGGCACGGTAAAACCCTACCCCGCCGCCCTGGCAGAGGGGTAACAGAAGATGAACCGCGAGATTCTTGAAACCCGCCGTCAGGTTGTCAGCGCTGTCATCCGGGCCTACCCCGGTGGCCGTGAGGGCGCTGCAGGCTTGCTGGGGCTGACGCTCAAACAGTTCGACAACCACGCCTACGAGAACAACGGCCATCGGCCGCTGGACGACAGCCAGATCATCCAGCTTGAGGCAGTGACCAAAACCACCTACCTCGCTGAATACATCTGCCAGCAGTACGCAGGCTTTTACGTGCCCATGCCCGCCGCCGAGCTGCTGGACAACATCGAGCTGCACCAACGCGGCTTGCGCACCTCCAGCAAGCGGGGGCTGGTTGACCAGTACATTGCTAAAGCGCTGGACGACGGCGAGATCAGCAGCGCAGAAAAGCGCGAGATCCTCGCGTTGCACGCCAAGCACCTGTCAGAGCGGCACGGCCAAGTGCTGGCCACCATCACGCTGCACAGCCGGGTGAAACCATGACAGCCCCCAACCACGGCGGGTATCGCTGCCTGTGCCCGGCCTGCGGCGAGCCAATGTTTATCCGCAAGTCGGAGAAGCAAACGCCCACCTTCCAGACCATGTATGGGCGCTGCAACAACCTGGTGTGTGGGGCCAGCTATGTGGGCTCGCTGACGTGGGATTACACCCTGTCGCCCTCTGGCCTGCCCAACCCACAGGCAACGCTGCCGCTGTCTCCCGCCAAAGAGCGGCTGCAGGCCATGCGCGATCTGGCGCCCAGCGCCAACAAAGACCAACTCACCTTTCTCGAAGAGCTCGACCAGGAGGCAACCGCATGAACGCCACCCCGCAGGATTATCAGGACGATATGCAAGCCGCGGCACTGGGCTACATGCAGCGCCACCAGGCCGAGCATCTTGGCGCAAGCCAGGCGCTGATCAACCGCGCGGCCGATCACCTGGAATGCGCTCTGAGCGTTGCCCGGCCGCTGGCAGAAAAGCTGGTGCTGCGCGCCTACGGGGAGCTGCATAGCGCAGAGCAGCCCTACCGGGTAGACCTTGAGGCAACTAGCGCCCACACCCTTGCCCTGGTGGACACCCGCACCGGCCTGACCCACGCCATACCGGCCGAGCTGATCGCGCGCTATTTGATTGCCACGCCCAAGCGAAAACGGCTAACCGCCGTCAACTGACCCCCAAACACCCCAGCCCTTGCCCGCCTTGCGTGGGTAGGGGGGAGCTGCACCCAGAGCACGGTGAACTACATGCAAAACCTGACGCACCAGCCCCCACATCCGCCACAGGCGCCCCGCTGTGCCGCCACCCTGCGCGAGCATCTGAGCAGCCTGCCGGCGTTGCAACACACCGCCAGCAACCACCCCATGCTGCAGGACTGGCTACAGCACATGCTGACTGAGGCAGCAGCCCGCAACCAGGTCATGTTGAGCTGGTACGCCTCCCGGGCAGACGGTTATCTGCTGGGCATGAGCTTTAACAGCAAACGCGGCGTCACCGGCGAGCTGCTGGAGCTGGGCCAGCTGTGCCGCCGCCTGTCAGCGGAGGCCGGCCAGTGAGTGCAGTACGTGAAATGCCCCCGCAGCTGCACCAAACGGTGCTGCACCGCCTGAAAGAGCAATACAACCTGGTGCCGGCCGGCAGCACAGGCTGGCTGCGCAAGGGCGTGTGCCCGGAGTGCCACGGCGGCAAAAGCAAAGAGCCCTCGCTCTACGCCCACCACGCAGCGCCCTGGGTGCTTATGTGCGGCCGTGGCTCATGCCGGCACCAGATCCACATCAAAGACATCTACTCTGATCTGTTCGAGGACGTCAGCCGCAACCACCCGGCCACCCCGGAAAACCCCGCCGCCAGCGCAGATGCGTACCTGAGCTTTAACCGCGGCTTTGACCTGCAGCAGATCCGCGGCTGGTACACCCAGGAGAACTACTGGGACCAAACCCTGGACATCGGCAGCGCCACCGTGCGGTTCACCATGCCCGATGGCGGCTACTGGGAGCGGCTGATCGACCGGCCCAGCCGGTTTGGCAGCAAGAAAGCCCGCTTCAAACCCGGGTGGAGCTACCGGGGTAAGTGCTGGGTACCGCCGTGCGTGGATCTGCTGGAGGTCAAAGAGCTATGGATCGTCGAGGGCATATTCGACGCCATCGCCCTGCTGCACCACGGTATTGCCGCCGTTTCCATGATGAGCAGCGCGCCCTACCCCGAGGCCTTTCTGCAGGAGCTGGCCACCCAGCGCCTGGCGCAGGAAGGCAAAGACGGAAAAGCCCCCAAGCTGCCCGCCCTGGTGTGGGCGCTGGACAACGAGCCATCGGCCCGCGCCGGCATCCGCAAGTACGGCCCCCGCGCCGCTGAGCTGGGCTATCGCAGCAGCGCGGCGCAGATCCCGCAGCGCGGCCGCAAAGTAGATTGGAATGACCTGCACCAACTGCGCTGGGCCAACATCGATGACGAGGCCAAGCGTAAAGAGCGCATCGACAAAGACCTGCGAGAGGCACGCCACTACGGCGATCTGCTGCTGGCTGAAAGCGCCAGTGATTACGCCATGCTCATGTACACCTGGCATGAGCGCCAGGAGTTCCCCTTTGTCTACGAGAACTGCCTCTACTGGTTCAAGCTGGACCTGAACAAGTACAACGCCGCCCGCGAAGCACTGGACGGCAGCGAGCGGCAAGAAGACCGCCTCATGACCGAGAAGCAAAAGCGCGACAAAGCCCTGCGCCTGGCCGGCGGAGTGGTCGAGCTGGCCAACTGCGCCTTTGAGGCCCTGTACTACCAACGCAACCTCATTACCGATGAGGCCTGGTACTACCTGCGCATTGACTTTCCGCATGACGGCGGCACCGTCAAAGCCACCTTCACCAGCGGCCAGCTGGCCGCTGCGGCCGAGTTCAAAAAGCGCCTGCTTCACGTGGCCACCGGCGCCATGTATACCGGCAGCGGTGGCCAGCTCGATCACCTCATGCGTAAGCAGCTGTACGGCCTCAAGGTGGTCGAAACCATCGACTACATGGGCTACAGCAAAGAACACCAGGCCTATGTGTTTGCCGACGTTGCGGTCAAGGGCGGGCAGGTTTACCACGCCAACGACGAAGACTACTTCGACATGGGCAAAACCCGCCTCAAGACGCTGCAGCGCTCTATCCAGCTGCACATTGAAACGCGCCCCAGCCACTACAACCCAGACTGGCTGCCCAAGCTGTGGCTGTGCTTTGGCGCAAAAGGGGCCATCGTGCTGGCGTTCTGGCTGGGCTCGACACTGGCCGAGCAGATCCGGGGCGTGCACAAGAGCTTCCCGTTTCTGGAGTTCACCGGCGAGCCCGGCGCGGGCAAGTCCACCCTGATCAACTTCATCTGGAAAATGTTCGGCCGGGCCGACGACGAAGGCAAAGACCCATCCAAGGGCACCCAGTCAGGCCGCCGGCGGTGGATGGGGCAAGTGTCCAACCAACCCGTTGTGCTGCTGGAGGCTGACCGCAACGACCCCAGCGCCGCCGCCGGCGGACGCCCCAAAAAAGCCTACGACTGGGACGAGCTCAAACCGCTGTACAACGGCGGCAGCCTGGGCGTGACCGGTGTAAAGACCGCCGGCAACGAAACCTACGAGCCACCCTTTCGCGGCAGCATCGTCATCAGCCAGAACGCGGCTGTAAGCGCGCATGAAGCGATTTTGACCCGCCTGGTCAAAGTGATACTGATGCGTGCGGAAACAACGCCAGAGAGCCGCGTTGCCATCGCAGAGCTGGAACAAATGCAGGTAGAGCAGCTGAGCCACTTCATGGTCAAGGTAATGACCCAAGAGGCCGGGCTGATGGAATGCTTTCTCAAAGCGTTCAAGGGCCACGAAACCACCCTGCGCGGCGTTAAAGAGATCCGCGTGGAGCGCATCATCAAAAACCACGCGCAGATGATGGCCCTGATCGACTGCCTGGCCATGGTCTGCCCCCTCACTCAGCAGCAGGTCAACGAGTGCCGCGCGGAGCTGGTGAGCATGGCCATCGAGCGCCAGTTTGCCATCAGCGCAGATCACCCGGGCGTGGCGCAGTTCTGGGAGGTGTACGACTACCTGGAGGCCGAGCGCGACGACGGCGTAGTCAACCACAGCCGCGACCCCAACCTCATTGCCATCCACATCAACGACTTTGTGCGCCTGGCGGCCGAGCACCGCCAGGAGCTACCCAGCGCGAGCGACCTACGCACCTGGCTGCCCGACAGCAGCAGCCGCAAGTACCTGGGCCAACGCGCAGTAAACAGCCGGATCCGCGAGCGGCAAAACCAGCAACGCGGCTTCGACAACCTCAAGCCCATCACCGTCCGGTGCTGGGTGTTTGAGAACCCCAACCGGCGCGGCAACGCCGAAACCAACTGAAAGGAAAGCACCATGCAAGGCAAACCGTACATCGGATTTTTTCACGACTTCACCATCACAGACCTGCGCAAGCCCTATTGGGCGTCAGGCCCAGCCAACGGCAAGTACGTGCTGGGTGCCGTACTGCCCACCCGCGACGGCCGGCGCACCGGCAATGCCAAGATCATGGCCATCAGCGGCGTGGACTACGCCGACGGCACGCCCAGCCAAACCAGCTACCTGGTGAAAACCGATGGGGGAAATTCGCGCTGGCTCACTGGCGCCGAGCTGGATGACCTGTTCTACCCGCCAGAGTGGGTGGCCTACATCACCAAACGCCCAACCCATGACGATGACGTGCGGGCAGCACTGTTCAGCGGCCTGTTCGGGAAGCCACTGCAATGAGCCACCGCACCCAAGACATCGCCACCCTGACCGGCAGCGCCCTACTGATCTGCCTGGGCCTGGCTGTGGCCCACTTCTTCCCTGACGCGCTCATGGCCCTGGCACACAAATAACACACCGCCGGCGCGGCAACGCCGGCACCCTCAAGGAGAGCACCATGCAAGCAACTGCAACCTACACCAACCAGCTCGACCAGCAGCGCGCAGCAGAACACCTGTACAAAAAACTGCAGGCCATGCAGCGCCAACGCCAGGCCGTGCAGGCATCCGGCCTGCCAGCCCTGCGCCGGCTGGTCACCATCGCCCAGCGCAGCAGCGGCCAAAGCGCCGTGGTCGCCCGCTTTCTGCTGGGCCTGTACAACGGCCCGGAACACCCCTTCCCCCTCACCGACCTGCGCGCCCTGGACGAAGAGATCCACAGCGACTGCATGGCCGTGCTGATGATGGACTGGGCACCGGAGCAAGAGGTGCATGAACTGATCGAGGGCGGGCACCACATCTTCCAGAGCCTGGTGGCGCGCTGGGGGACACAACCATGACCGAGCAAACAACACAGCACTACAACGCTGAGCGAGCCAGCCTGGCTTGCGGCTGCGAACTGCGCGTGGAGGCCATCGTTGACCTGGCGTGCGCGACCGCAACGGGTGAGCTTTCTAGCTTCGACGACTTTGAGACGCTGGATTGCTTCATGGATTCGATCCGGGAGCTGGACAGCGACACCGTGCCTGCTCACATCCACCCATCATTGCTGCCCGTTGCAACGGTCCTGAATCAGCCGTTGGCAGGCGCACCAGAAGATCGAGAGGCGGAACGCGCGCGCATGGATAACAACGCCAACGCGCTGGAGACTGCCGGCCTACTCGGCTTGGCCGTCCAGTTTGCCACCCCCGTGCGCAAATACTACTCGGCTACCAGCTACTCAAGCGGCTGGGGGTACTACAGCACCGCATGGATCTACGCCGACACCTACCAGCAGGCGTGGGAACTCGGCGCAGCCTGGGCAAGCGCCAAACACGACCAGGCAAGGGCGGAAGCCATAGCAAAGGTCAACCCGTTCTTCTCTGGCACCTACAACGGCCACGTTTGCTTCACGCAAGACGCCGCCGAGCGTGTTCAGAAGGTCCGGGAATTCACCGCCCAGCAGTGCCAAGCGGCCCTGGAACTGCCCGGCCTACAGAAAAGCGTCACCACCGCCATTCATCGCCGGCTCGCGCAGCTGGAACGCGCCGATCAGGCCTAAAGGAGCACACCATGCAGCAGCTATACGCAGAGATTAAAAAGTCCAGCAAGTACGCCCACCAGACGCAAATGAACATCGACATGGGCTATGGCCAGCCCTTCAAGGTTTCCATCAGAGACGACCCCAGCGGTTACCGAGTAAAAGGCGGCATCGGTGGCCAGTACCGGCTGGAGGACGTGAACCTGTACGTGATCGACAACGACAAGAAAATTCGCATCCGCTGA